CTAAGTGTCTGCTCAGGAAATAAATTCCTGCCAACCAGCCCGCCAGCTGACACCACCGATCCGCCGTCTCCACCAGTAGCACAACAGCACAACACCCCGAGCATCACAGCGCCACGAAACCAGCCACGCGTAGCCATCGGCGCTTTCCCGTAGTCGACGGCGACCATCTTGCGCATGCTGACCAAGTCGCCAGCCTCCATGTCGCCGCGCCGCGCACGGTCAACCCACACGCCCACGTCAGTCTCAACCTCCGCGAGGGTGACTCCGTACCGCTCCCGCAGGTATGAGTCGCGCCGCTCCGGCACGCTTGGCGTGGACTTCCCAACTGGGAAGTAGCTCTCACTAATCGGCTTCGCGTGCGGGAGCTCCGGCAACATTTTCCGCAGTGACGCCACAACCTCGGGGAACACACAGAGATCGTAGCACAGGCCCCCGATTTTCGATGCCAGAAGCTTTGCTGGGTTGCCATTCGTCGCCGTGCCGCTCAGCTTCATCAAGGCCCGGCCGAGTTTGGGCGCGAGCGTGAATCCACCTACATCCTGACTGGGGACAAATGTGCAGCTGCAGAAGTCGAGGCCACTCCCTGCCTCCGTCCGCGTGTTCGTCGCCGCGACCTCATACTCTATGCCCAGTGACTTCGTGCGAGCGGCGACCTCCTCAAAAGTCGTACACCCTCGGACGCTGTCCAGGAGCACGGCAACTCCCAAAAATGTGTTCCAGTACAGCGTGTCCGGGTCGCCGCTGGCCACGTCGCCGAGCACCTCGAACCTTATGCCTCGCCGCTTGAAGCCGCCGACGCGCAGGACCATCCTGTCCAGTATGTCGACCAGGCCCTTAGGCATCCCGAGCTGCAACAAGTGCCTGCTCTTCAACCGCAGTAACGTCGCAGAGACATGTGCGTCCCACCGCGCCGCGTCGATGGCCACGATCTTGCCGTCGAACACGAGGTACCCATCGTCGCCGCAGTCGACTATCGCGTTTTGCCTGTTCTTCGCCAGTTCAAGCATAATCGCCGCCACGTCAGACTTGCTGCGGCCAAAGGCCATCACGACGCGCCATCCCAACACCTCACTTGCCTCGCTCCCGTCAAAGACCGCGCTGGCCCGTCTGCCGTACGCGGTGAAGTACCGCCCGAGTGCCGCCTGCACCTCATCCGTGCTCGCCTGTATGGTCCGTGGGTCGCTGCTGGCCACCCTGTACTTGCCGTTGCGCGTCACGAACACCTTGTCCGGCAGACACAAATTCACCTCGTGCTTGAGGAAGCAGGAGCGCTTGAACCATGGGTTGCTAGCCCCCAACAGCGTGTCACCAAATGCCGCGAGGCCAAAAATGGCTAGGCGCACGAAAGACAACTGATAGCGGGTTCGCTTCACGGGCGGAAACTTTGCTGCCCAATCCTCCTCACTGTCCGGCTCCACCACGCCCATCTTCTTGCTCATGCTGTCCAACGCGCTCACCACCCCGTCCGTGCTACGGACCACTGGCGGCGTATCCTTCAGCACACGTCCTGCCAAAGAATGCAGCGTGTTGGCTCTGTTGGCCGCGAAGGAAGTGATCGGCACGAACTCCGGCATGAGCTGCGTGAGCTCGTTCTTCGGATTCTTCCCAGCGCGAGCTTCCGAAAG